TTAAAATCATGCGATATTGGACTATCTACCGTAATGCTTGAAAAAAGCATTGTACCAAAAAATGTATTTCCAAAATTAAATACAAAAGAAGATTATGTTGCCTGGCTTAAAATTTGTAAAAAAAAATTACGTTCATTGTCATACCTAATCAAATATGTTATATTTGGGTCAGTGTAATCGTCTGCATTAAATGATAGTACTTGAATAGGATCGCTACCTCCTAAATATTTATTCTTTCTAGTTTTTGGCATTATTATATAATATGCCCATAATAAAAATTATCAAATCTCTGTAAACAACTCTCTTGATTTTACTGCCCAAAAGTTTCGCCCTACCTCTGTATAACCAATACAACTATGTCCAATATATTCTTTTAAACTATCTTGTGAATCCTTAAAGAACTCAGTTAATGGCTTATCTTTATTATCAATTGTTGTTTCATCCTCTAAAAATAATGCATATCTTTTAGCTTTCTTACTCCCTGTAAAAAAACTAAAGAATGAACCCACATTATTTATTGGCTCCGTTGTAAATATATAACTATCTCCCAATACATCATGATGTATTTGTTGTTCAATGTCTTCATTTACTTTATCATCTTCGTAAACGTTCTCGTACGTCACACCATTCTTTTTACATAAATATACCACGATAGGATTTTCTATTTCGTTTCCATCTTTCTCTTTCATTTTTGATAAGTCAGAATTTTGATTAAAAACGTTTGTAATATCTTCTGGAATAGAAACATCTAATACTTTCTTTTTGTTTATAATCTCATCTATAATAACAAATTTTGAACCACTAGATAAAACCATTTCTGTTTCATCTGTTTTCTCAAATATAGCGTATATTTTATCATGTAATTCAACAAATCCTTTGTATTTTGTCTCTACGTCCTTGAAATGTGAATCAATTAGCTCATTACATTTTTTTAAATATATCTCTTCTATGTCAGATTCTCTATCACCGCCCTTCATTTCATTCTTACGTATATCAACAATATTGGCATCTGGAGGCACTTCTGTTTTTTTATCTTCTAATGGTTGGACTGGTGGTTGAACTGGTGGTTGAACTGGTGGTTGAACTGGTGGTTGAACTGGTGATTGAACTGGTTGTTCAACTGGTTGTTCAACTGGTGATTGCTGAAGTGGTGGCTGAACTGGTGATTGTTCAACTGGTGATTGCTGAACTGGTGATTGCTGAACTGGTGATTGCTGAACTGGTGATTGCTGAACTGGTGATTGCTGAACTGGTTGTTCAACTGGTTGTTCAACTGGTTGTTCAACTGGTTGTTCAACGGGTTGAATTGACGGCGACTGCATTGATTGTTCCATTTTCTGTTTTATTGATTCTGCTTCTTTTCTGGCTGTAGATTCTGCCTCTGCACTAGCTCTAGCTTGTTCCTCAGCATTAGCTCTAGCTTCTGCTTCTTCATTAGCTTTAGATTCTGCCTTAGCTCTAGCTTCTGCCTCTTCTTCTGCCTTAGATGATGCAATTGACTTAGCTTCTGCCTCTGCACTTGCCCTACTTTCTGCATTGGCTCTAGCTTCTGCCTCTGCAATGGCTCTAGCATTAGCTTCTTCAGCTTCTCTCTTAGCTTCTTCAGCTTTAGATTTAGCTTCCTCTATTTCTGCCTCAGCTTTTACTCTAAATTCTTCTGCTTTGGCTTCCTCTATTTCTGCTTTGGCTTCCTCAGCAGACTTAGCTTCTTCAGCTGCCTTAGCTTCTTCAGCTGCCTTAGCTTCTTCAGCTGCCTTAGCTTCTTCAGCTGCTTTGGCTTCTTCAGCTACTTCATCAACATCATCTTCAATTACTTCTTGTTCTAAAGGACTTATTATTACTGGTTCAATTCCTTTAAACAATTCTGAATTAATTTCACTTTCAATAAACGTGTATGACCCACTAGCCTTCTCAAAATAAAATTCAACAAATGGTTTTTCTAATTTATTATTTATTTTATAAATGCAAACATCCAATTTATAATTTTTACTGAGGTCTCGGTCAATACCGAATTTTTGCGTTAAATCATCTTCATCAATGTATTTATACTCTATTTTTTCAGTAGGTTCTACAGGTTCTAGATGTTCTATTTCTTCCTCAGACTCGTTAATATGTTCTTCTTCAATAGCTTCTTTTTCAGTAATTTCTAATTCGCTTTTAGGTGCGGGGTTATTTAAATATAAACTAACAGATTTTTTTAATTTACTAATTAAAAAAGACATATATAAATAGTATCTAAAATAATAACACCATGGGAACTAGATTCCTTTCAAAAAATTGATTTAAACATTTATAAATTACTTTAATCAAACATCCAAACCATGTCTTACTCACAAGATTTTATTCAATTTATCAAGTCTACTCTTATCAATACTTGTTATATGGAATATTGCAAAAATGTATATACTGTTGCGGATATTGAATCGCAAAACTATAAATACAATCTTCTAGATTATAAAAACGAGAAATATATTTGGGACAACGTTTTCAACAATGTAACAGATTTGCTAACTTATTATTTGCATCTTTCTGTAGACCACCTAGATATTCTTAATATCCAAAACAAGGTCACGTACAGTCAAAACAGACTTTCTACTATTTACGAGCAACTTACGTTTCAAAGTTTTATTGACGACCAAATAAACTTCCGAACAGTTGGTTACAGAGAATACCAGAGTTTTATTAAGTCAATGAAAGAGCCCTCCTTCAAAAATAAAATGGTAGACAAATATAGAACTTACATGGAGATTAGAACACTCAAAAACCATATTGTTTATATTATTGGTCTACATCTGGCAAGACAGGTAGATTGCTCAACTATATTTACTGACGAAGAGTCTGCAGATATGGATACAATGATTAATGCGATTCCATACTTTGAACATCTGTCTAAAAACTATTGGACAATTCAGGACATTGAATCTGGTCTTATCCATCAAACCATGGATGTTTCTATAAAGAAGATTAACTTTAATTCATTGGAATCAAGGGTTCTAAAGCAGATTACAGAGTCAATTTAATAACACTGTTAATGTAAAATATTATTAAAACAAATATAAAGATTATCCGTGATTATAAAGTAGGTTAAAGAACATCTTTTAGATTAAACCATCTTTTTTAATGTCTCACGACGATGATTATTATGCTGTGGATGATATGGATGACAACGTTGGGTTCATTCCATTTAATCCAAGAGAAAGAGATAACGAATCCGATGATACATCTCTAAGTGCCAACAGGAAGAGACAGAGAAAGAACAATGAGGAAATGAAAAAGCTTGATAAGGGGTATCATAAGTTGAAGCGTATTGTCAATTACAAGCAAACTGAGATTGATATTTACACTACAAATGATATGCCAGGAACTATGATTCGTGACGCTATTACAGGTTCTAGATACAATGAATATCGGGTCGGTACTCGTAATGAGCATCTTTTTTTTAAAGTTGGAATTGCAACTGGAGAACTAGGCGATTCTGGCGGTCTAGTATTCTTTGATAGTCCTGAACAATACGAACGACACTTCAAAGGACTTTATGTTGTGTCTCCTGAAATTAAAGAGAGGTGGACAAATAAATGTGCTGAGATTAGAGCGCTTAATAATAAGTAAAAACAATATAATAATAGAACAATATATTTTATTATTATTAATTATATGATTTGGAAAACTTTTTTGATTAGTTTTATATTGAATAGTGGCAAACATAAAAATTTAATGTTGAGGTATTCAATTCATACCTCTACAGAAAAAATACCAATACGCAGTAGGAGTTATTCAGACGATTTAGATAATTGCACTGATAGCAACAGTTCTAGTTTTATAAAAAATAACAATAGTTTTTTTTCAAAACCAGGGTATGATAATAGATATAATGGAACCGACAATGATAATGACGTTATTTTAAACATTACACGATTTAATATGCAAATGGAATTATTGAAAACTTTGGAGAACAACCATGTATCCCAACATGTAAAATTAGATCTTATAGAACAATACAATAAAAACAAAAATCCATCACCGGTGATGCCTGATATTTTTTCAGGAGGACTATATAAAGATTGGGATTTTGAATAGGGTCTTTAGGAAAGATTGCTAATAATATAAAAAATATATTTTTATAATATAGACTATATTATAAAAATGATTGATATGAATGCTCCTAACGATACTATACCATTTGTTGCTTATGGATTAATTGGCATTACATCTTTAGTATTGGCGTATGCAACTTTAATGGACGTAGATACTTTTAAACCAGCTGAAGAACAAAATGGTGAAAATGAATCCGCCGTTTCTATGTTGCAGTCACCTTTCGGTACGAGTACGACTTCCGAAGAACAACCCGGATCTACTCCCGTTGCAAATGAAGTACTTAGTCAACCATCTGATGCTTTTAATGTTTCTTCAGCAGAGCCTGTTCCTGGTGTACCTGTTATGCCTGTGTCACCAATTGTTCCGACAAATCCTCTTGAGCCATTAGCGAATCCCCCTCCCGCACCTGAAGAAGTTAAACAAATGGGTGGAAAGAAAAGAAATAATAAGACTAAAAGAAAGAGAGGTTGAATTCTATGCTAACATTTTATTGCATCTGATAAAAAAATCATTTATTTTATTTTTATCAGCTCCTATGACAACATCATCCGGAACATGAGAATTGTTACCTTTTTTGTAACATAACAACACAGGAACGCCGTTTACAACACGCTTTGATTTCAAAAAAGAATAAACATCAATGCATTTATCAATATCAATAATAGCGCATTGTACTGTGTCAGGCGTTCTTTCAAAATACCAGTGCACCCCCTGATTTATAGTTTTACATGGTCCACACCATTCAGCTCCGAATTTTAAAATAAACAATCCTGGGTTTGATTTAAGCAAATCACCAAAGTGATTACGGTCAGTAATTTCAATTATAATTGGCAATGGCATATAAATTATTAGGGTGGTTTTATTTATTTAGTTTTGTACGTAAAAATAATTGCTTAGTAGATTTTATAAATGGCCACACATAATCTAAACATTAACACATACAAACTTGACGACATATTAGAACTTTTCCATTTGTCCTACAATGTATCATTAGATGACTTAAAACGTGCTAAAAAAATTGTATTAATGACTCATCCTGATAAATCTAAATTAGGACCTGAATATTTCTTGTTTTATAAAAAGGCTTTTGATGTTGTAGTGAAATTTTATGAGAATCAACACAAACAGAATCAAGTTGTTCCTACTGAAGAGCCAAAATATGAACCTATTAATGCATCTAATATAAATAAATCTGCTGTAAAAAAAGTGACAAGTGTAATAAATGAAATGAGTCCTAGTGAATTTAATAGCAAATTTAACCAATTGTTTGATGCAAATATGTCGTCTAAACCAAACGCCGAACGAAATAGTTGGTTTACAAAAGATGAACCAAGCTATAATGTAGATGGTGATGTAAACAAACAAAACATGGGGGTAATGTTTGATAAAATGAAACAACAACAAAATAGTACGGTTTTATCTAGATACAGAGGTGTTGAGAATTTGAGCAGTGGCTCAGGCTCAAATTTGTATGATGAAGAAGATAATGACGAATATGTTCAATGTGACCCGTTTAGTAAACTAAAATTTGATGATTTAAGAAAGGTTCATAAAGACCAAACTGTATTGGCTGTTAGTGAAAAGGATATTAATAATGTTCAATTATATTCATCTATTGACCAATATAATAGGGTTCGTGGACAACAAACTTTAACACCACTTGAAAAATCTGAAGCAGAAAGATTGTTATCAACACAGGAGCAACAGTTTAAACAGCGTATTATGCAAAAAGAATATCAATCTAATTTGCGAACTATGGAATACGAACAGAAAAACAAAACTGTTTTATCTAGTTTTTTGCAATTAAGAAATTAATCAGAACAAGAACTAGAGCACGAAGATGAACTTGAACACGAAGATGAACTTGAACTTGAACAATGTGACTCACAACATGAATCATCATCTGAATAGCAATTTGGGTCGTGTATTAAATTGCATGATGAGTCACTCACTAAATTGCATGA